TATCTCGTTTGTTGAGAACAACACGCAATGGCTTGCGTTAAAGTCGCTCAGTCCATCCTGCTAGGAATTTTCCTTTTGCCAGTGAGCTTGGGTATTAGCGTTCTAGCCACCATGGAGAGGTCACTGATGGGGTTTTTCCTCAAGGTGGCTGCCCTCAATGATTGGCTTAGGGGCGTGAAGAGCATCGTCGAGATCGAGGCTCAGGCTTGGATCGACACCATGCAGCAGGAGGAGGAAGAAGGGTTAGAGATCACCCGTCGGGAAGTGTTTGACGTGGACGGTAAGGCTGTTGCCGTTCCTGTTGGATTAGAAGATCTCCCTGGAGCAGGGTTAGAGCTCCGCCCCAAACGGGCCAAATTTGCTAGGTTTGTTGCTAAGCAAGCCTACTTTCAGTTTGGGGTTCGCGAAAACAGTCCCGCCAATAGGCTCGTTACGAGGAAATGGATCAGGAATTACCTGAACGGAGATGATTTCAAAGCTCTCCGCCTTGTTGACAAGATAGCGGCGATAGACGAGGCTATGCCTTTGTCTTTTGTACCTTCAGGCACCTGGGAAGTTGTTGATGAACTGGCAGGCAGCAAAGCTTTTGGCGATGCTGTCAATGTCAGGGAGTCACCTATCCTATAGGGGTGCCCCGTCACCAATGTAGGCCGCAACAGGGGTTGGACTAAGGCCACCAATCCCGAATTCATGGAATCCCCACCTCTGTTTGGTATGGAAGTGGAGGGTAAAATGGATGCATTGTCGGTCTGGCCTAGTGTCGGGGATGAGCCTAAAGAACGAAGGTACATGCGGGTCAGTGGTTTCGGAGCTGCCATTGACATTCAACCGTTTAACTCCAATCTCTCGAATCTAGTGGGTGCTGTGTACGAACGTGTCTTTTACGTCAAGAACAAAAATGGGAAATTTGTACACCCGCACCGACCTTTACCTGAGCATTTTGCTACGACGTTGCAAAACGTACGAGCCGTGCTGAGACGCCACCTTCCCTCGACCGCCCCCTGGTCCTACGCTCAGTTCGTGGATTCATGTAAGGGCTGCAAGAAGGTGATTTATCAGCGCGCATGGGACAGCCTTTTCACGGAAGGACCTGTCACTAGTAAGGATGCCCATGTTGAGGTTTTCACGAAGTTCGAGAAAACGGATTGTACGACCAAACTTGACCCTGTTCCTAGGGTCATTTCTCCAAGAAGCCCACGCTATAACCTATCTGTGGGGAGGTACTTGAAGAAAATCGAGCCTAAACTTTTCAAATCAATAGCTCGGTTGTTTGGTGGCAACACTACAGTCATCAAAGGCATGAATGCCTATGCCTCCGCTAATGTACTCAAAGCCAAGTGGGATGCCTTTACTGATCCTGTTGCTGTGGGCCTGGACGCTTCCAGATTCGACCAGCACGTTTCAGTTGACGCTCTCTCATGGGAACATCAGATTTATCTTGATTGTTTCCCTATAGGCAAACATAGGAGGAAACTTAAACGCCTGCTTAAGATGCAGCTCGTTAATGAGTGCGCTGGATATGAAAAGGATGGCACGGTCAAGTACCGCGTCAATGGCACACGTATGAGCGGTGACATGAATACTTCTTTAGGGAATTGTGTCATTATGTGTGCCATGATCAAAGCGTATCTCGAACATACGGGCGTTGTTGGGCAACTAGCCAACAACGGTGATGACTGTGTGGTGTTCCTGGAAAGATCTGACCTCCCTGCCTTTCGGGAGGGACTGCACGAGTGGTTTGTCGCCATGGGCTTCGACATGAAGGTCGAAGAACCCGTTTTTTGCTTCGAGGAAATTGAGTTCTGCCAAACTCATCCAGTGTTCGATGGTCAACGATGGTTGATGGTTCGTAGTCCCAAGGCCGTGTTGACCAAGGACACTGTGTTTCTCCAAAATTATCAGTCTAAGAAGCAGGTGGCAAGTTGGTTGTATGCAGTGGGCATGGGCGGACTCCGACTCACAGGGGGACTGCCCGTACTCCAGAATTTCTACAAGGCGTACATGAAGTACGGTAAGCCAGGTAAAGCTCCCAAGGATTACATGTCGTGGTATATGCGTAAAATGTCAGAAGGAATGGATCGTGATTTCGGCCCTGTTTCAGCTGAAGCACGAGCATCCTTTTTCCTAGCATTTGGTATCACGCCTGACGAGCAGATTGAGCTTGAGAAGAGGCTCGACGCCTGGACTTTTAGTTTCGACCCGGTGGACGCCAATCATAGCGTCCCCGAGCCGGACTTACCGTTTTTGTGAGCATGGGGTTCGGGGGGCTGAGTGGACCAAAACGTTGATACGCTCTTCTGCGTGTCGTAAATATTTACGTGCTAAACAAAATGCCGAACGACTGCACGGCTCCAGCTGCATGCCAGTTCCCCCCGAATGAACAGTCTCTCTAAGACAGTGGAGGGATCCCATACGAACTGTCTATTACGCTTCCCCGCGTTACATGGTTTATATTGCACCCGATACACTCAAGTCATCGTACGAGTTTGGTAAATTTGCCACAGAAACTTGGGGCCACGCGAAAGGTCTCCAAATCGCAGGGCGTGCGCTTTCTTCAGCTGGTGTCGTTCCCGCTGCTGCTACTGTCGTTGGAGTAGGTTCTGCTCTAGCCTCACCTTATCTTGTCCCAGCTCTGGGCATTGCAAGCACGCTCTATGGCATCAAAACAATCTACGATGGTCTCACGAGGTAAGAAAATCGTTGCCGTGCGCCAAGCACTTGGCAACATCCGCACTAAAGGTGCAGCGGCCGCCAGGGTCGTTTCAGATGCGCAGGCCGCCGTTAATCTGAAGAATAGAAGGATCTCAGGGTCGCAGCTGACACCCTTTGGGGGGGTTTCTGAAATCAGCGCGGCTCCTGTGTCTCTTGGCAACACCATCCGCTCGGTTAAACAGCAGGTCCTTCCTGTTAAGGATGGTGTTAGGGTTGTGGGCAGAGATTTCGTTCTCACAGTCGGTGGTACTTCTACCGCTTATAATGGCTGGTGCCTACAAGGGGGGGTTTCACTTTCCCCGATGGCTCTCAACGCCTCCGGGCTGCGAGGGTTTTTCCAGACGTATCAACAGTTCCAATGGAACAGGGTCAATGCCCACTATGTTACGTCCTCCCCCACCTCGGTTGCCGGCGACATCTTGATATTTTATCACCGCAACCATGGAGGTCCCAAAGTGAACCACTCCTCCTCAAATTTCATGTCATATGCGTTGAGCACTGACTCTGCCCTCATTGGACCCCAATGGACCAACCATTCCGTCCAAATCATTCATGGGGACGGTGTGATGCTGGACACTGATGTCCTCAATGCTGAGGACGTCCAGCACCAGGCAGATGGAGAGATTTTGGTTTACACCAAGAACACAACCAACGGTACGTCCCCAGATGCCCCCGGCTACCTCCTCATTGATTATGACGTCACATTCTGTGGGAGGATGCTGAATTCTCGGGTACAGACGCTGCCTAGCAGTCTCTTTAAGTGGTTCCCCTCTGGGCTATCCACCTCTGGTACGAGGACTATCGCTGACCAGGTCATTATTGAAGTAGGCACCACCACCGCCTACTCCGGTACCACGGGGATTCTCCCCCCTGGCACCGTGACCGGTGAGATCTTTCAGGTGGTGTTGGACCTTGCAGCTGCCACATTTGGTGGCACTCTTTCCGCAGGGTCCGAGGCAACCATGTGGTCGGTTAATAGGGGCTTTACTGGCACGGGGGCCACCTCAGCTCCCGAACTTACTCCCTATCCGATCACCACAGGGACTACTCTTTATATGGTGTACCGAGACACCAATACTTTCTCTGTGTTCCCGAGCTATGACGCCGTCTTCGCGGGCAACACGCTCAGGTGGTCTGCCTCTTCCGTGGGTCTAGCATTCACGTGTGCAGCAGTTTACTGCTGCGTTGGGTCGGTCAACGCGACCTTCCTCCAGGCCAATATCGGGTGAAGCCATGTTGTGCCAGCTGGTGAGCACATTAAACCATCACCAGCGTTCTTCGACTTCTCCCTGTCATGCGAGGAGTGCGGAGAGACGCGATGCCAGAAGCGTCTTAAAATATATCTGGGTCTTCTCAGGAGCTTATCCGTTTGGGTGAACTCTTAAACGTTGACTGGATCGTAACCAGCGTGCACCGTCACTTTCCGGTATTGCGCACTTTGTGATCGCATAAATATAAAATTGTGCCACAGGAGGATTGTGGGTTCGCTGTTGCCCCTGGTGACTTCGTAGGACTCTTTGAGTGGTGGTACGCTCCCCAGGGGGGGGACCTCAGCCAGCTCACTCTCTTCCCTAGGTACGACTCGAGGGAGTATAAATCTCGTTCAATGCGTAACATTGCGTCTTCTCGGACGATAAATGGGTTTTTGGCGGCCGTGAATCCGCCAAATCGAGCATAAATTTGCCTTTGCTCGAATCTCAACAATGGAGAAACCGG